CATAGACCAGGCCATAAGAGTTCGCATTGCTTTGATTGAAATAGTTGTTGGTGCCGAGATAGGTATTGACGGCCGTATTCAAGTTTATATACGGGGGATCAGAGCTGCCTGTCACAACTACCCCGAGACTTCCGCCAGCTGTAGTGGCCGGATAGAGCAGGCCCGTGACAGTGCTCACAAGCGCCGAAGAGCTAATATAGCTCGCGAGTCCGAGATTCTGTACCGTGCTCTGTAGGGAAAGACTGCTGATATACCCTATAGAGCCGAGGCCAGTGACTGTAGAGACCCTATGGCTGTTTATACCCACAGCCGTACTTTGTAGGGTGGCCGTGCTCACATATCTGGCTGTACCGAGGCCCACGACTGTGCTCTGAATATTCGACATGAAGGACAGAGAACCGTTTAAGAAGGGCGTCATGCTACTCACAAGATCAGCCGTACTCACATATTTCGATTGTGTCTGAACCCAGGTGACAGTACTTTGGAGTTGGTACGTTGTAATACTACCCGGTATTCCGCCTTCACCGATCTGTGTAGAAAGAGTCGAGTAACTTGTGGCAATAATCGTGGAAATACTAGACGCGATACCGTAAATCCGATTGAAAGTAGACGGCAAATAGCCTATACCCGCGCCAATGGTGCCCGATTGGCTGCTAATGGTCTGAAATACATCTTGCCATCTTCTGGCGCCCTCACCATCGGCGACTTGAAGACTGTCGGCTGGATACGGCACACCTGTAATCGGATTTATAGAGAATATTGCCTGCTGAATGAGATTACTACTCATCTATCGCGCTTCTATAACAAGATAAGAAAGCCATCTAATGAATAAGTCGCACAATACACTAGAATGCCTGGTGGTGGTGGGTTATTACAACTAGTCGCACAGGGAAAACAGGATGTATTTTTAACAGGAAACCCGCAGATTACCTGGTTCAAGATGGTATACCGACGCTATACGAACTTCGCGATGGAGTCGCAGCAGATTGTATTTGACGGCGACCCGGATTTCGGAAAGCGTGTTACGGCTCTTGTGCCGCGTCGTGGGGACCTCCTGGGGCCGATTATTATGGAAGTTGTCCTGCCCTATGTGGAAATGACGGACGGGACTTCCGGCGTATATGTGAACTCAACAGGATATTCCTTGATTGAGGAGATTTCTCTGGAAATAGGCGAACAGGAGATTGATAAACAGACCGGAGAATGGATGGAAATATGGTCGACCTTGTCTACGCCCGCGGGCCAAAAGGATGCCCTTGACAATATTATCGGTCGTGTAGACGGCCTGAATAGGCCGCCCACGGTTATTCCCCCACAGACATGCTCTGTAGGTGGATACAAATACGGCGCGGTGAAGTTATATATACCCCTTCAGTTCTGGTTCAATAAGAATCCTGGACTCTATCTCCCCCTACTCGCGATGCAATACCACCCGATTCGTATAAATATGAAAATCCGCGATTTGAATGGTATGCTTTCCAACACGAGCCTATCGTCGAGTTGTAGCAATGTTCAGCCGAAGCCGGCGAAAATTGTGGATTTACGTCTGTGGGGTGACTATGTATATTTAGATACGGAGGAGCGTCGTAGATTTGTTGCGAACACCCATGAATACCTGATAGAGCAGGTTCAATATACCCCGAAGGTATCCATTCCCGAGGGCGTGAATATACACAATGTTCGCCTGGAATTCAATCACCCTCTCCGAGAGCTCATTTGGGTGCTTCAAAGGGATGTGATGGAAACTACGCATGAATGGTTCAACTTCGGCTCTACGTCCGCCTTCGAAGCCGGTATTTCAAGAGATATTCTACAGGATGCCACGCTACAAGTGGACGGCTACGACCGATTCGATACCAGGGACTCCGGCTATTTCCGCCTTGTCCAGCCCTATCAATATCATACGAGCACGGATGTAAAGAAGTTCATTTATGTATACAGTTTCTCTCTCCGGCCAGAGGAAATGCAGCCGAGTGGTTCATTGAACGCGAGCCGAATCGACAATATGAACCTCCTGTTCAACCTTCGTCCGGATTCCAATGAGCCTCAAACACTGACAATACCTATTCTTGACCAGAATGGGGCACCCGTTCTTATCGGTGGTGTTGCGGCCACACAGACTATTGCTAATCCATCATATGTACCGAATCGCGGTAAGTCGCATATCGTAGTATACGCTAAAAATCACAATGTACTGCGTGTGGTAAACGGATTCGCGGGACTTCTCTTCAAGATTTAGGTCGTAGTTCTGAGTAGCGATGCAGGCCCTTTTAGGTATGAAGAATCCATTGACAGCGGTCACTCAAAAATTATCCTCTCTAAATCCACTTGCCAAAAAAGCAACGCCAGCTGCTGCTAGCACTGGTATAATGTCACGTACAATCGGGAAAATATGGCACTATGTATTAACAGGGGTTTTTCCAGTTTTAATATTCATACCATTATTTTCATATATATTTCCTAGTGATTCTTCGGCATTGGCAATTATAAATTCTATTTTGGTTACTACATTTGGAATGGTATATACGTTTGGTATTAATGGCGTTAATCTCGTCGCATCAAACTCGAGCTATTGGGCAGTCGGAAAGTTCATGTTCAATCAGATATGCATAACGCTTTCTCAAATATTATCAATTGAATATGCGGGTCGTTGGTGGCTTCCTTTAATACAATCGATTCTACAATATGCGAATCCCTGGTATATATTTGATATTATAAGAGTATACGATCCTGAATTTCAAAATAAAGGTTATAAAATTCCATTTTTAAATAAACTAGCAAATGACAATATTTCAAATAACAGAATTTTGGTTCCGGGTGATATAGGTTACATAGAAAAAGATGAATTGGGCAAAGAAACGAGAACATACGGGCTATTCTACAAAGCCGTAGGTGGTATACTCGTATTTTTTCTGCCTGGAATATACGCTGTTGTGGATAGTTTACCTGCTGAGCTGAAAGGGAAATTTCAGCCATTTCTAGACCTATTCAGCAGCATATTAGGAGGAGTATCGGCCTTAGCCGGCGGAGGCTTGGGAATAATGTTACTTCCAAAACTGGTTTCATCCGTGCAGGGTAATATTACAAAACTCATGAGAGGTGGTTCAGAAGAACATATAGTACAATCAGGTATCGAACAAACAGGTGGCTCGGGTGAAAATGTTCCGACCGTTGAAGAAATTGCGCAATCCCTTTTGAAAAATAAATCTACGGCGCAAGGCGGTGGTGGGGCGTCAACAGACCCGGAAAGCGCCACATTTATGGGCCTACTCGGCATTACTGTTCTCGGTGGAATCAGTCTTGCGCTTGTTCGCAGAAAACGAGTTTCGGCCGCTACACTATAATGAAGCTGCTCATCTCCCAAATCGACTTTGAGAAGCTGATTGGCCTACAGGAGCCCGAAGCGGGTGAGGTGATTCCCGAGTGCTCCGTGATTTATTTTACGGCGAGTTGGTGCGGGGCATGCCGTCGCTTGGATCTGGACGCCATTCAGGCTGCCGCTCCTACGGCCAACTGGCTAAAGTGCGACGTGGATTCCAATAACTATACGGCGGGCTACTGCGGTGTTCGCTCTATTCCCACCTTCTTGGTGGTGGTCAATAAGAAGATTGTGGACATGCTCGGCTCCAGTGACACGCAAAAGGTGATTGCCTGGCTGAAGGAAAAGACGGTGGCTAAGTAGATGCGCTTATTGAAACAGCCGTTTACACTTGTGGGAGCGGCGGCAGTCATCTTTTTCATAAGTGCCTATCACAACGATTTGAAGAGTATGTGGGGCAAGTGATGTGCTTGGATTAAACACTCCGAATGGGGTGTTTAATCTTTGCCAACATCACTACTTTAGCAAGTGATGTTGGCGCAACGCCGTAAAATCAGATATACAACTAAGAAGGTGAAATGAACACAGAATCTTATGATGTGATCATCATAGGCTCCGGTGTCGCAGGCTTATATTGTGCCGTGGAGTTGCTCCGGAAAAAGCGGCAGCGAGTCCTAGTGCTCGAAAAGCACAAAGAAATCGGCGGACGTGCTTATACGTATAAGCGCGAAATAGATGGGAAGAATTTACAATGGGAGGCGGGGGCTGCGAGAATATCTGAGCACCATACTCGTATTCGAGAGTTAATGCAGCGCTATAAACTGAAATGGGTTCCAATCAAGGGGGAAGCGTCGTATATAGAAGGATTCGGGGCAAAGTCTGAGCCGGATTTTTTCGATCGCGGTGTTCCCATATTTCTGGAGCCACTTCTTTGTCTGCCTCCCGAGCATCTTGCCACACATACGATTCGCCAACTTGTCACGGCTGTCCACGGCCCCGCAAAGGCAGACGAATACCTATTACGATTCCCCTATCGCGCAGAAATCGATACCATGCGCGCAGACCTCGCCCTAGACCTCTGTACACACGAGTTCCGGAGAAAAGAGGAATACGGTCTATGCGGCGAAGGAGTTTCGGCCATTATTGAGGGACTTCGCAAGGAAATGGAAAAGAAGGGTGGGAAACTGCTCACGGAGCACAGTTGCCTGAAAGTCGAGCAGGCTACTCGCCGAGGACCCGTAAAACTAACGTGTAAGCACGATTCAGAGCCGGTGACATTTGAAGCGAAACACTGTGTTCTAGCCGTTCCGGTGGATTCTCTAAAGGAGATTACTCCATTCCAAAAATGGGAAGGGACAAAACATCTCGCCACAAAACCCCTACTACGATTCTACGGGGTTTTCCCGGACTCGGGGTGGGCAAAGCAGCGCGTCGTTACGGCAGGCCGAATACGTTATATGATTCCGGGCGACCCGGCGGTGGGCTCTGTACAAATGTCCTATACAGATTCGCAAGATGCGGAGGCCTGGAAAGAGAAACTCGACCAGAAGGGTGAGAAGGTGGTGAGCGAAGAAATACTGGGCGATTTGCGACGGCTGATAGAGCCGTCTATACCGCCCCCGACATTCGTGAAGGCACATTATTGGGACGATGGGGCGACGTATTGGCTTCCTGGAAAGTATGACCCGGCAGAAAAGAGTCGCGAGGCCTATCACCCCTTTGAAGATATGCCGGGTGTACATGTATGCGGCGAATCATTCTCTTTGCGCCAAGGATGGATGGAAGGCGCGGCCGAGCATGCGGCGCGACTGGCCCGCCTTTTAGCCTAACATAACATCAGATGGATGCCTTCTTTCTGATTGTAGTGTTACATATCACAGTCATTGTGCCCTTCCTATTGTGGGTCGGATTCAATCGCGCTGCGACGCCCGAGTGGATGTATAGTGTGCTGTTTGGCGCGGGCATTCTAGTCCTCGTCTATCACACATACAAAGGTATTTCTCGCCTAATCGCGGCTTCTCCCCTCGCATGGGTAAATCTCATACATGTTCTTCTCATCGCACCGCTGCTGATATGGATTGGCTACCACGCAAAAAGAACGGAGCGTCCTGCATATGACATGCTTCTCATAGCAGCCTTCGGCGCACTCGGCTATCACCTCTATAAACTCGTGGTCCTATCACAGACATTTGTGAAATCACACGAGTTATGATAGTAGCGCCAACTGTGTTTCCCTCTCTTCACTCAGTGTAATACAGCCTCTGGAGAGATGATATAGCAACGCCGTGCTACTATTACAGATTTTCGCACACGTCGGACACGTATTGTCCTTTGTACCGAGTTTCTCAACATCTTCCGTGCAATGTTTGCGCATAAAGTGAATGATACGATTCGATTTCGTCTGTGTCTTATACGGACAACAGGGACATTTGAGGGCGGCTGCTTCCTCTTTCAAGTGTTTCGCAGCAATATGTACGGCAAGCGTCTGTGAATGTAGAAACTCCTTCTTACATGTCGGGCACTCAAAAGGGAGATGACCTTCATGATTCTTGAGATGATAGTGCATCGTATTCTGATTCTTCTTCGTCGCTTGACAAATCGGACACACATATTCCCCCGCCGCATTCTTTGTGTATGTGTATGTCATTTTGCCTAACCGTCTTTGAGCCGGGGGGGGGCTTCAATTTTTCCAAGGGCCACGGCGACGGAAGGCTGGGGTGCGACGCTATCACCACCGCTTATCGCAATGGCTATTATGTCCTCCGCAGCAATACTCCTCCTTTGAAAAGCCGGATTCTTTGGAGCAACATTTCGCATCGTGATTCTCTTTCGCACCCGGTGCCTTTGCCCCCGTGTTCGGGTCGTAATACACTGTACAGAATTTCTTACCACATTCCCAGCACCAAGAGCGCCCGCATCCCGCCCCTACACGAAAGGTCCCCTTCGTTTCAAGGCCGCATGCGAATATGTAGTTACAAGCGGCGTCTTTCAGAGCCCAGCGTTGACACCAGGGACATTGCTTCGCATCATCGGAGCTGGGCATTCTTTTAATACTGGCGTAAAGAGTGGCCGATGTTTAAACACAATGGTAATGATACTCACCTTGGCGATTGGTGAAGATTTCCGTAAATCTCTGGGGCCTGCGCTTCGCTCCAAAAGGGAATATGCGCAACGGCACGGATATAAGTATATACAGGGTGGCGAAGAGTTCTGGGATAGAACGAGGCCGATTCCTTGGTCGAAAGTCGAGTTTGTTATCAGCACTCTCTATGAAATCCCGGATGGGGAGCTAGTATTCTTGTCCGACGCCGACGTGCTCATTACAAATCCGGATATACGGCTGGAAGACAATGTTTTGCCATTGTTACCCCCTCAAAAGGATTTGCTTA